GCTCTCAATCTTATCCAGCTCTGCGTAGTCCGAAAGAGTGTCGCCGCGAAGTTCTGCCCGGCGGAACGCATCCCGGTCAAGAGAAAGAAGCTTCACCCTGCGGCGGATGGTGGACTGGGAGAAGCCAGACTTGGATGCCACCTGCTCTACCGTGTCGCCCAGATCCAGCATCAGCTGGAAGCCCTGCGCCTGCTCATAGGTAGTCAGGTCACTACGCTGCATGTTCTCAATCATCATGGTTTGCAGCTGTTCCCTTTCGTCCATTTCCACGACCACGCAGGGCACTTCAAACAATCCTGCCTGTTGTGCGGCCGCGGCCCGGCGGTGGCCGATGATGATGGTGTAGTCCTCGCTGGACCACACAGCCTTGGGTGTCCAGGCTGCCGCTGCTGCTGCGGCATCCCCGCCCTCGTCAACGCACTTCGCAATGTACTCCCGGCTGTTGAGGTAGTGGCCGGGGATAACGGTCAGGTTCTGGAAGATGCCGTTCTCTTTGATGCTGGCGGCAAGTTCCGTCAAATCCCCCAGTTCCTTGCGGGGGTTGTCAGGGTGCGGATGCAGTCTCCTGCACGCAATGTTCGTGATCTCTGCCATGATTTATTTTCCTCCATGGTTTCAGAAAAATGTGAGCTGCCCGGTCTTGGTCTCACACAACGGCGGTGCAGCATCATCCTTTTTAGGTTCCGGCTCTGCCTGCTCGGTCTGGCGGCAGACAGGCTTCATCAGAAGCTCTATCTGCGCCCACTGGCGGCGCAGATACCAAATATCCGTAGAAAAGAACGGTGTGTACCAAATCCTGCTTTGCGGCCCTGCCGGGAGCAGCCCACGGCGATCATACGCGGTGCTTGGTTCTGTAATGGTGTTCCCGATGACTACATATCCAGCACAGCCTAAAAAACTGAGCTGGATGTAGCACATCAGTCCTGCAATCAGGTCAATATCCTGCGCCACAAAAAGCACCTTGTCGTGGTAGCAGATATTTTTTCTCCTGCACAGGTTGGCAAAAGCAATCAGCAGTGCGCCCGCACCGCAGGCCGGGTCCGAAACCGAAAAGAATCCGGCATTCTCTGCCGCCGGATCGCTTCCCCCGGAGATTTCCACCATGCACCTACAAACGTCATACGGGGTGAAGAATTGCCCGGATGCATCGTTGCCCAGCTCACAGAGCATGTACAGTTCCCCTAAAAAATCTTGGTCGGGGTTCTGCTCCATTCCCATAATGACCTCGGCCAGCAATTCAGCAAATTTATTTTGCTCGGCATCGCTGTACTTGGAAATGATGGTCTGATAGGTTTTGGTGCGCTCTGGAGCATTTTTCTTGTCGGTGGCATTGGAAATCTCAATGGCGGTCACCATCACGAAGTCCTGCCAGACCTGCCACCGATTGAACCGGCCGCACAGACTGTTGAAGATTTTCAGGAATGCTTTTTGGTGGTCGTCCCGGATGTTTCGCACTGCCGTTGCCTTTGCCATCGGTTATTCCTCCGTATCGTCCTCAGCGGAGTCCTCGGCCGGTTCATCGTCGGTGTCGTCCTGCGGGGTCTCCTGCTTGGTGTCCTGCTGGGAATCCCTCTGAGAATTGGAATCCGGCACATCAGGCACCGGCACGCCGAAATTGCGGAGTTTGCCGCTCTCCATCAGGTCACGGAAGAAGTACTGCTGCCAGAAAGAGATCATCTTCAGCAGGATGTTCTCAATCTTGGTGCGGAGAACCTTGTCGATGCTGAACGTACCCTTGACCTTGGTCTTCAGCTCGCTGTTCTCAAAGTACCAGCACATAGAAGAATCCTGACTGCAATAGCCGGTTTCTTCCACATTGCCCAGCATGTCCATCTGGGTAGCAACGTCGTTGATGGGGGTGATCACCAGCGTGATGGGATAGCGGTCCTTGAAGAAGCGGAACGTGAAGTTGTGCTCATCGCACAGGCCCTGCAGCTTTTTCTTCTGGGCTTCGTAGTTGGAAATTTCGCTCATGGTATGTACTCCTTTCAGAAATCAGATGAAATTTTGTAATCGTTATTGTGGTTTTCAATGGCAGTCAGCCCGACGGCGTATGCCGCCCAGATGTCCGCCTTGAAGCCATAAAAGAAATCCGGGTTTTTGCTGGTGCCTTTTCCGTTTTTCAGATCGTGGGTCGCAAAACGGTCAATCAGCGCCCGCCGGATGGCCGGGTCATTTGCCCGGCTGTCATGGCAGATATGCCGCTTTTCTTCGATACGGCAGAGAAGCCGCGGCTTCTGCGCCATCTGGATAGACAGCGCTTCATAGAAACGACCAATCCAGAGGACGGTATCAAACACTTCCCTGCCCACGGCCATGCCGTAGGAAGCCACCATTTCGATGACTGCCCACTGCCAGCCCTGTTCATTGGCAAAGACCAGCTTGTTGCGCAATTCTTCGTTATCGACCTTGCTGAACTCCAGCGGCTTCAAGGTATTGCAGTCGATAACGCAGTAGGCGCTCTGCCTGTTGCCCGGATCAATGGCAATAATCGGACATTTTTCACTCATAAATACGACCTCCCAAATTCCTGAATAAACCGGGCTTCCGGCCAGCCGTAGTGTTCCATAGCTTTTTTCTGCGCCCAGCATTTCAGCTGGAGATCAGCATCACGGTTGTTGTGGATGGCGGTCGGGCCGTTCTGATGGCACCACGGGCAGAGCGTCACCCACAGGCCTAAACGCTTGCTCTTTGCCCGGTAGGCCCTCCCGAAGTACACCTCATGCCGTGCCGTACCATACCGCCCGCAAATCAGGCAGACCGGCTTATCATGCAGGATGCTGGGTGCATAGCCGTTGGAATCCAGCTTTTCGCCGTACTCATTCAGCGGCATCCGTCTCACCCCCTGTCACAATCCAGACCTTGTGAGAACCCCAGCCCGACCACGCAATCGCTTCCGCATGGGTGCCTACGGCCACATCTAAGGCATTTTCCTTGATGAGCGACCCGGTATCCTGAACCACCCTCAGCCCTACGTCCTCAATCAAAATGACCGTGCCATAGGGAAAGATGCTGGTGTCAGCGGCCACCGTCACCCCCGGCTGAACCTTGGTGCCGCTGGATGTGATGCCCTGCCCCTCCCCGCAGATATGCGGGTATTCCTCGGAGCAGTAGGCCGTGCAGTGAAACTCCCCTGCGTATGTAAGGTCAATGCTCTGATCTGCGGCAAGGGTGTCCGTGAGTTGCTCAACCTCGGTCTGCATCTGCTCAATGGTTTCCTTGCGCTCCACGGCCTTGTTCATCCAGTTCTCTTCCCGGCTGGCGTAAATGTCCCGCTCCATGGTGAGTTCGTCCACCCGGCGGGCATAGACCGCACTGGCAAGAGCGCTGCCGGTAAAAAGGCTGACCGCGCAGGCCAGCGACACGATAGAACGAAGCTGCATTTCAACCTCCAATCTGCGCCTTTGCCCCGCCGGGCAGTGCCGGGGGCTTCAAATTCTCAACCGGGGCATCCTGTACAGCCCGAATGAAGCCCGGCTTCACGAACTGGAGCAGGTCTGCGCTGTCACGGCCAAAGGTCGTGCTCAACTCTGCCGGAGAGCCAGCCCAGCGCTGCACCGCCACCGGCAGGGTGGCGAAAATCTCAGCATTGCGGGTCTTGAAATCCTCCCCGGTGAGCTTCCCGGTAGGAGTTACCAGCCCGCCGTGAGTCATGTAGTACAGGTTTGCCGTAATCTGCCGAGCGGCGGTTGCCCCCTGCGCCCCAAGG